CTTTTCCTTCCTGTAAAAAACAAATCACAACTTGCAATATAAAGATATCTCTAATAGTGTCAAGCGATATCGGAAAGAAAAAGGAAAAAAAATGTCAAAAAAACGCTTAGTGGCTGAAAACATTGTAGTTTTTCACACTCGAATGCCAGCAGAAACAAAGGAAAAGTTGGATCTTTATGCAGACAAGATGGGCGAAAGTGCGGCCAGGGTCTTATCAAATCTGGTTGATCAACACCTGCCCAGCACAAAACCGGCGGTTAGTTTCACAGAAAATGATGAGCAAGTGGATCTTGAAACATGGCTCCGCAATCATGAGTAAAAGCATTCATAAAGTTAGCTTCTGGTTGGCTGATACACCAATTGGCAAGGGTCGCCCAAGATTCACCAGAACCGGGCGCGTGTTCACGCCAAAGAAAACAAAAGACTTTGAGCTAAAGATTGCGGCCAAGGCATCGGATGAAATGGTATCTCTGGGGATTGATCCGTTCACCGTTCCGTGCAAGGTTTACATCTTGGCACAGTTCCCCATCCCTAAATCATGGCCCAAGAAGCGCGTAGAGGCCGCCACACGCGGGGAAGTGGTTCCCGGCAAACCGGACATTGATAACGTGGCAAAGCTCGTCCTGGACGCTCTCAATGGCGTTTGCTTTGAAGACGATAAACTGGTTCAGACATTAAAGATCACCAAGAAGTACGGCCAGCCGTTGTTGTTGGTACAAGTGGAGGCAGAAACATGATGCGTCATGTCGATTTATGCTCAGGGATTGGCGGTTTCGCATTGGGCTTTGAGTGGGCCGGATTAAGCAAGCCTGTTTTATTTTGTGATATAGAACCTTGGAGCCGTAAAATACTTGCAAAGCATTGGCCTGACGTGCCGATTGTAGAAGATGTAAAGGAGTTAGCCAATGACCCAGATGGACTTGTTCCAGACTGCGACATCCTCACCGCAGGATACCCCTGCCAGCCATTCAGTGTTGCCGGGCAGCGCCGAGGCAGTGAAGATGACAGACATATCTGGCCGTACATTCTTTCCATTATTCAAGCCAAACGACCCTCTTGGTGCGTTTTCGAGAATGTTTATGGCCACATCTCTCTGGGCCTCGACGAAGTGTTATCTTCATTGGCAGGGCAAGAGTACGCCGCAAGGCCGTTCATTGTACCAGCTTGCGGTGTCGATGCCTGGCACAGACGCGACCGCCTCTGGATCATCGCCAGAAACGTGGGCGACACCATCAGCAGCCGACAGCCAGGGAACGACTGGCGGCGGTCAAAGCAAGAGCCTAAGAACGGATGTAAAGATGTGGCCGACACCAACAACACAGGAGATAGAACATCCAGAAGCAGAACTGACAAAAACAGGCAGAAGGAAGTCAAAGGATGGAAAGAGCAGCCACAGTCTAAACTTAGCAGATACAGTAAAAATGTGGCCCACGCCGCGAGCTTGCACAGCAATGTCAGCGGAAAACATACACAACAGGGTCAACGACAAGAACCCAAACTTGGAGACAGTGGTAGCTCGGACGATGTGGCCGACGCCGCAAGCGAGAGATTACAAGGGGCCGAGTGGCAAAGGAAGGCAAGAGCGCAAGGGACACCCAGCGGATACGCTGCCGAATGCGGTAAAGATGTGGCCTACACCCAACGCAAGCGACAACAGGGACAGAGGCCACAAGGGAATGCCAGCAATCAAGAGACGGATGGAGAAGGGCAAGCAGCTAAATCTTTCAATGGTAGTCTCGGAAACTTCTGGCTCGCTGAACCCGCAGTGGGTCGAGTGGCTCATGGGATACCCAGAAGGGTGGACAGACTTAGAGGATTAGGAAATGCAATCGTTCCTCAAATCGCACAACGCATAGGACAAACAATTAAACAAGTGGAGGCAGAAACATGAGAACAACAAACCAAGACAAGCTGTGCATTGCAGCGGCCATTGTGTTGACCGTGGTTGCAATCATCGCAATCAGTATGGGGCTGATATGAAACCGGTCACGATCAGGGCAAAGGATCTCAGAAAGTTTGCGATCCTCCCGATAAAAGCAATCACTGATCCCCAGGTAACGCGCACAAGCGCTCTTTCTGTGCTGGCGGCTCTCTGTTCTTATTGCGATGAAACGGGCTGTACGTTCGTCTCACAGGCTCGGTTGGCAAGCGATCTTGGTATCTCACGCCAGGCAGTCAACAAGCAGCTAAGAAAGCTCAGAGATTTAGAGTACATTGTAAGAGCCAAGCGGCGTTACAAAGGACAAACAACCACCACATACAAGGTCATCTATGACGATGTAAAAACAGAAGAGGAAGCCCTTGCGAATCTATCACCGGCAGAGCGTATCGGCCTAGAAGAACGCAGAGAAAAGCTGCGTCAACAGATGGAAAAGAAGCCCGGAAAGGTAGTCAATTTGCCTGTGGATAACTCTGTGGATAAGTCTAACGTGTCAACCTCAGAAGTTTCACAGGGTGCAACCTCAGAAGTTTCACCCCCTGAAACCCCAGAAGTTTCACTAAACAGACCATTTAACAACATATATAACAGTATAAGTGATGTCAGTAGACAGTGTTGTTCTTTGTTTTTAAGAATTGCTGAAAGTTATGGAACGCCTAGACAAGTCAATGACAGAGATTATCAGGTCATGGAAAGTTGGGTCAAGGATGGGCTGACAGTCCAGATATGGGGCGATATCCTGAAGGATCACGCGAAATGGTGCCACGATAACCGCCGGGACTATCCGCGAGGGCTGGCTTGGTTCACGGTTCCGGTGCAAAAGAAGCTGGGAAATGCACCAAAACGCAGCAAGAATACAATCAATGCGGTAGTAAAAAAGCTAAGGCCTTGATAATAAAGGATAAGTCATTTAACATAATACCCATTATGCGCCGTAATCGATTTAGATTGCAGTTTCAGCGCGACCTGCCTCGGATCGATCCGCGCACGACCGACCCCCTTGCCCCCCACCCCCGCGCGGGTATGTGCATACCCCCACGAAAATATTTTCTGGTTTTTTTCTGGATTGTATGCCATATCTATTTTTATCAATTAGGAAGGATTGAGTTATGAAGAAGATGTATCGAGTTGTTCAGGGACAGAAGCGGCGGAATGATCCTGATAAGAAGGATTGGGTGAGATTGGGTATTGCGTTTAGCGACAGTAACGGGATGCGAGTTAAGTTGAATGCGTTACCATTGCCTGATGAGAATGGAGAGATTTGGTTAAACTTGTTTGAGGACGAGCCGAAGTCTGGTGGTCAACGGATGCAAAGGTCTTCTCAGACAGAAGATGCTATACCGTTCTGATGGCGAGAACGCGTCAGACTCCGATTGGTAGATTTGGTGGTGTACGTTTAGCACAGCGGCGTATTCGGACCAGTGAGACATTGGAGAATAACAAGGAAGCGGTTGCCCAGGAGTTGATTGCTCTTGGGACCACTTCGATTACGGAGATTATGAATCTTGATGGTTCTATGCGTCCGTTGGATGAGATACCGGATTATGCGTTACGGGCGATAAAGAAGATTGTTCCGATGCCCGATGGTCGTGTATCGATTGAGTTGCATGACAAGGTGAGTGTTTTGCGCATCTTGGCGAAGGCTGCTGGTTTCTTAGATAATCCTGAGAAAGAGAATGATAAGCCATCGATTGTTGGGATTAACATGCGTGGACCGGCGGCAACGACAGAGTATGCTGAGGTGGTGGATGAAACGGATGGAATGCAAGAAGAAGAAACGCAAAGGGGATAAAGATATTCCATGGGAATACAGGGGGTTTTTAATTCGACGCGGACGTTGGTCATATAATTTTCCCTGGGCAGCTATAAACAAACAAGGCAAGGAGGTTTTGGTTGATAAAAAATTAAAAAGCCTTTGTTTGAAGATAGACAATGTTATCCTGTAAGGGATTGGATGATGAAAAATGAGCGCGATACCCAGCCTTGATTTAAACTTTGAGAACAGTCCGACTGTTTGGAAGTTTCTGCATGACGACAGCTTTGTTCGGGGGTTGATGGGTCCGGTTGGATCTGGGAAGTCTTATGGGTGTGCGGCTGAGATTATGTTGCGGGCGGTACGTCAGAGGCCCAGCCCCAGAGATGGGATTAGATATTCTCGGTTTGTGATTGTTAGAAATACTTATCCTGAATTGAGAACAACGACGATTAAGACTTGGCAAGAGTTGTTTCCAGAGGATGTTTGGGGTGGTATGCGATGGCAACCGCCCATTTCGCACCATATTCGGATTCCGACGAGAGAGGATATTCCGGGCATTGATTGCGAAGTAATCTTCATGGCCCTTTCTTCTCCGCAAGATGTACGGAAACTGTTGTCATTGGAGCTTACGGGGGCTTGGGTGAATGAGGCCAGAGAGTTGCCGAAAGCGGTGATTGATGGTTTGACACACAGGGTTGGGCGATATCCGACAAAAGCGGATGGTTCTCCGACATGGTACGGCATTTGGATGGATACGAACCCACCGGACAATGACCATTGGTGGCATGAATTGGCAGAGAAAAATCCGATTGGTGGTGCCTATCCGTGGACGTTCTTCAGACAACCCGGCGGTGTTTTGGCGGTGGATGGAAAAGATGTTCCTGAGAATCCAGAGGCGCAGGGCCATGTGTTTTCTGGGGGCAAATGGTGGAAAACCAATGAGGATGCGGAGAATAGAAACAATCTGCCGCCCGGATATTATCAGCAGCTTCTCGGCGGAAAAAATGCGGATTGGATCAGGTGCTACGCGCAGGGAATGTACACGTTTGTGCAAGAAGGGCGTCCGGTCTGGCCGGAGTATGACGATGAATTGATGAGCGGGGATGTTGAGGTTGATCCGTATTATCCCATGCAGATCGGCGTTGACTTTGGATTAACACCGGCAGCGATCTTTGGGCAGAGAACACAAGCGGGAGCGTGGCGGATCTGCGATGAGCTTGTGACGTTTGACATGGGCCTTGAGCGGTTTGGTCAGGAAATGATGGCGCTGATTGCTCAGAAATATTCTAAGCATGATATTCTGATCTGGGGCGATCCGGCGGGGAATAAGCGGGATGAGATTTACGAGGTTACAGCCTTTGATCATCTCAGATCACTTGGTTTCAAAGCACAACCAACAGAAAGCAATGCGTTTCAAGTCAGACGAGAGGCTGGGGCTAGTCCTATGGGGCGGCTGATAAATGGCAAGCCTGGGCTGATGGTGGATAAGAAATGCTTGCGATTGCGTAAATCTCTAAGCGGTGGATACTTTTTCAAGCGTCAAAGCATGGGCGCTGGGCAAGATCGATTTAAAGATACGCCCGTGAAGAACGATCATTCACACTGCGGGGATGCATTTGGATATCTTATGCTGGGCGGCGGTGAACAGCGTCGATTGCGCAGGGGTAGCTATGGCAATTCCTTCGCAGCACAAAGCTATTCTGCGGAAACGGAATTTAACGTGTTCTGATGGGACTGATTCAGCTACCAACTTTTCAAATGCGAACCGATGAACAAATCGTTCCGCTTACACTTAACCATGTTTATAATATTAAGCTGGGGCCGCATGAACAGGAATATGAAAAACATATTCCGTATTATCGGGATTACCTATTTGATAATTCGGTTTTGGGTTGGTCTTGGGCTGCTATCGGGCGTGGGAAAATAGTTGCCATCTTTGGGGTAAGGGATATGTGGCCCGGTTTGGTAGAGGCTTGGTTTGTTCCAGGGGAAGAATTAGAACGCCATTCCAGAACAACTTTGATCGGTGCAAGGGCGCTTTTGCGTGAAGTGATGTCTGATACAGATATCAGACGTATGCAAATCTTCGTAAAAGTGGACAATACCCGCGCATTAAGGTTTGCTAAAGCACTACATTTTGAGGTAGAGTGCATATTAAGAAAGTTTGGCCCAGAGGGGGCTGACTATTATTCTATGGCGAGGTTTGAGTAATGGGTGCTTTTGGCGGTAAAAAGAAAAAAAGAGAACCGAGTGTTGCTGAGTTGAAGGCGCAAGAGGCTCAAAGTCGAGCAGAAGAACGCGCAACGACCCAAGAGCGCACAGAAATGCAAACCGCACAAGCCAGAAGAAGATTGCTTCGTCGTGGTGGTTTAAGATTGTTATTCTCCGCAGCACGTCAAGAAGGACCGGGCGCACCTACGACCAGAATGTTGGGCGGGGGATCTTGATATGGCGATGTCAAGACCTAGAGCGGTTGCTAAAGATACGGAAAAAGGATCTTTTTTTGGTGATCTTAAAATGGGTCTTGGGCTTTCTCCGCAAACACCTAGCTATCGGGCGCGTACTGAAAAAAGCAGAAGAAGACAAAAAGAGTTTGAAGAGCGGTTAAATAGAAACGAAAAGAGGCGGGAGAAGCGTGGAAAGAAAAAACGTGTAACCGCTAGAATGCTTTTTGAAAAAGAGAAAGCTGAAAAATTGGCAAAAGAACGGGCCGAAGGACAGGAAAAGCGTAAGGCGTTTGAAAAAAAGAGGGGTGAAGAAATCGCTCGTCGTCGCCGTTTGTTGCTAAATATCTGATAGGAAGCAGTATGACCAAGATTAAGGAAGATTCTCGCGTTTATCAAAAAACTGATCCCCAGCCAAAACGTGCAAGAAATGAAAAGGGCCAATTGGTTTCAGATGATCCATCTACCCCAGACGTAAATGAAGCTTGGGAAGGCGGGAAGGCTCCAAAGAAAAAAGCCGCCCCAAAGAAAAAGGCAACAGGTAGTGGTAAAAAAAGCGTATCAAAATCCTAAGGGCGGATTGAACGCTGCCGGTCGCGCTTACTTCAAGCGCAAAGAGGGATCTAATTTAAAAGCCCCCGTCAAATCCGGCGATAATCCCCGCAGAGCGTCCTTCCTGGCTCGAATGGCGGGGAACCCCGGGCCGGATCGTGACAGCAAGGGCCGACCGACACGGAAATTGTTGGCGCTCCGCGCCTGGGGCGCTTCATCTACAGCGGATGCAAAACGTAAAGCTGCCGCTATAAGCAAGAGGAACAAGGCAAATGCCTAAGCTATCAACGAGAGAAGTCATTGCGCGAGAGGCAAAAGCACAAGCTCGCAAAGATGAATGGCGTACAATCTACGAAGATTGCTATGAATTTGCCCTGCCGCAACGAAACTTATACAACGGCTATTACGAAGGCAAAACGCCCGGCAAAGGCAAGATGCAGCGTGTATTTGATTCCACGGCCATGTCCTCAACCAAGCGTTTCGCCAACCGGCTTCAATCCGGACTGTTTCCTCCTAATCGGCATTGGTGTCGTTTAGAACCAGGTTCGGCTGTACCTGAGCAAGATCAGCCAAGAGCGCAGCAAATACTTGATGCCTACGTTGATATTATGTTTGACCAGCTACGTCAGACAAGTTTCGATCTGGCTATGGGGGAGTTTTTGCTGGATCTCTGCGTGGGTACGGCTGTTATGATGGTGACTCCTGGTGATGAAGTTACCCCCATTCGTTTTCTTGCGATACCACAGTATCTTGTGGCCATTGAGGAAGGCGCATACGGCATGGTCGATAACGTCTACCGCAAGCTGCGTATCAAGGCGGAATCCATCACAAGAGAGTTCCCAGACGTTCAGATCACAACGGAATTGCAAGACGCAATAGATCGTCGTGGTTCTGAAGAGCTTGATCTGTTTGATGCGGTTATCTTCGATCAAGAGACAGGCCGATATCATTATCACGTTATTTGGCCAGCCAAGGCACAAGAGATTGTTTATCGTGAAATGCCATCCAGCCCCTTCATTGTTGCCCGGTTCAGCAAAACAGCCGGTGAAATATACGGGCGCGGTCCTTTGGTTGATGCAATTGCAGATATCAAAACGCTAAACAAAACCTTGGAGCTTGTTCTCAAGAATGCAAGTCTATCCATCTCAGGAGTATATCTTGCCGCTGATGACGGTGTTCTAAATCCTCAAAGCATCAAAATACAGCCTGGTGCGATTATTCCTGTTGCCCGAAACGGTGGTCCACAAGGCGCGTCCCTAGCCCCTCTGCCCAAGGCTGGGGACTTTAACACAAGCCAGATCGTTATTCAGGATCTCAGAGTAAACATCAAAAAGATCTTGATGGATGACACACTCCCGCCTGATACCATGTCTGCGCGATCCGCTACAGAGATAGCACAGCGTCAACGTGAATTAGCTTCTAATCTTGGATCGGCATTTGGCCGGTTGATGACCGAGATTATGACGCCTCTGGTTTCGCGCATCCTATTTGTTCTGGACCGTCAGGGCTTGATTAATATGCCCCTCAAGGTCAATGGTGTGCAGATCAAAGTCACGCCGGTATCGCCTCTTGCCGAGGCTCCCAAGATGGAAGAGGTCAATCAGCTTCTCAGCTTTATGCAGATTGCCAATTCTATGGGGCCAATGGGGCAAGCAATTATTAACATCCCAGAAAGTATTTCGTTTATTGCGGAAAAAATGGGGATCGATCAACGTGTATTGAATACACCGGAAGAGCAACAAATGATGATGCAGCAAATGCAGCAAGCTATGATAGAACAGCAGCAACCTATGCCCACTGATGAAACAGTAGCAGAGGCCATGCAATGAGTTCGCCAGACGGTTGGGAAGGAATAAGTCAAGCGTTTGTCGAGCCGCCAAAGGCGGATGATCTGGACATACTTTATGGACGGGTCTTTAAATCTGAGGAAGGTCAGAAGGTGTTACATCACCTGAGACAGATAACTATAGAACAACCATCTTGGTATCCAGGCGAAGATCCCAGTCACGGTTTTGTAAGAACAGGCATGACTGAGCTTGTGCGTCTGATTGAGCGCAGGGTGGGAAGGAGCAATAATGTCTGAACAAGCAGAAGCAATTGAAGTCTCTGAGGAAGCTCCTCTGGTTAATTTTCAAAAGCCAGAAGAACAGCCGCAAGAACAAGAACAACCGTTTCAATTACGGCCAGAAGAAAATGAAGAGGTTGATATTGATGATGGTGAACCGCTGGAACGTCCTGACTTTTATCCAGAAAAGTTTTGGGATGATGATGGCCCTGATGTTGAGAAGTTGGCAAAAAGCTATGCAGAGCTTGAAAAGGCTTTTAAAGCAGGTAAACACAAAGCGCCGGATGGCGATTATGACACTAAAGATCTGGTGGATAAGGGTTTGGACTTGGAAGATCCTTCAGTCCAGGTATTTCAAGATTGGTCTAAAAAATATGGTATCTCGCAACAAGCTTTTGAAGAGCTTGCGGGGCAAGTCCTAGAGTTTTCTCAGGATAGCCAAGAAGCCATAGAATATGATCGGCAACAGGAAATGAAGAAGCTTGGTGAGCGAGGCCAAGAAAAGATTGCGTATCTTGAGCGTCATATCACCCGCGCATCACTGACAAACTCAGAGCGCGAGGCTTTGGCCTACAGTCTGAACAGCGCCGATGCAATCAATGCAATGACCAAGTTTATTCAGGGTTATACGAATGAAGGCATACCGACAACGCCGGTTGTGGATACGCCTGAAATGACCAGAGAAGATCTTGCTTCAGCGATTGCAGACCCGCGTTGGCAGACCGATGCAGCATGGCGAACAAAGATTGAAAAGCAATGGGCGGCGGCAAATAGCTAGATTTTGTTGCAATCACTACATTTTGGGTGTATAGGCAGATTAAGGGCTAACCGCTGCGCGGCCCCTTGATGTGGTAATCCACTGGTGGGCGCGGCCACTTTCGCGCAAGCGACTGCCCGGTTTACATCGGCTAACAGTAAGCGTTTTGAGTTGAAACCTAATAGGAGGCTTCTGCTATGGCGCAGAGTATTACTAATGCCTTTGTAACGCTTTTTGATGAGGAAGTTAAACAGGCATACCAAGGCGAAGCGTTGCTTCGCGGCACAATGCGGACACGTACCGGTGTCCAGGGTAACACAGTAAAGTTCCCAAAAATCGGTAAAGGTGTTGCAACAGTTCGTGTTCCACAAACTGACGTAACTCCGTTGAACGTAACCTATAGCCAGGTTACCGCCACAATGTCTGATTATATCGCAGCAGAATATTCAGACATCTTCCATCAATCACATGTCAACTTTGATGAGCGCCGTGAATTGGTGCAGGTTGTTTCAAAAGCGATTGCTCGCCGTATGGACCAGCTTTGCATTGATGCACTTGATGCGGCTGCATCTCCATCAACTGTTGCGACATCTGTGGGTGGTGCGTCTTCAAACATGAACATCGAAAAACTTCGTGCGGCTGCGAAAGCACTGAACGATAACAACGTACCAGCCGAAGGTCGTCACTTGTTGATGCACTCTTCTCAGCTTGATGCGTTGCTCGGTGAAACAGAAGTTACTTCAAGCGACTTTGCTTCCGTAAAAGCACTTGTTCGCGGTGAGATCACTTCGTTCATGGGCTTCAACATTATCACAATGGGTGATCGTGATGAAGGCGGTGTTCCTAAGCCATCAACCCGCACATGCTTTGCTTGGCATCAAGACAGCATGGGTTATGCTGAAAGCATCTCTCAGAAGTCAGAAGTAAACTACATCCCAGAGAAAACATCGTTCCTCGTAAGTTCTATGTTCTCTGCTGGTGCGGTTGCTATTGACGATGAGGGCATCGTTAAAATCTCATGTACTGAATAAGAAGGAGATTAAGACATGGCATTCGCGCAAGCAAACTGGGCAACTGTTGCAGCTTCTAAAGCTGGTTCAGCGCCAAACATTTATAGCTATAAATCAGCGACAGATAACAAGGCCGCAATTGCTGGCTCTGGTTATTTCAATACCGTTGAGGGTCTTATCACAACCGGTGATTGGATTTACACTTATGGCTCAGATGGCGGTCAAACTTTGGTCGCAACAAATACCGCTGGTGTTATTACGACAACAGCAATCTAATCCCCTGGGGGGCTGGGCAACTGGCCCCCTTCAAACTCTTGGAGGGCTATAATGGCAAGTAATGACACAGATATTACTATTTGTTCGGATGCTTTAGTTCTCTTGGGCGCACAGCCCATAACGTCCTTAACGGATGGCAGTGATCCGGCAGACGTTTGTAATCGTCTTTACCCAGATCTTAAAAATCACTTACTGACAGTTTATCCTTGGAGTTGGAGCCTTAAAAAGGTTCAACTTAGTAAAAATGCAACGGCTCCCGTTAATGAATGGGATAATGCTTTTGATCTGCCAAATGATATAATTGGCAGTGTTATTGCTGTTTTTGATAGCAGTTCAAGCGGCATACGTCCAAGGCGCTATGGATGGGAAATCTATGGCACTCAGTTATTTACCAACTTAGACACCATCTACATTGATTATCAGGCAACGGTTGTTGAATCCAGTATGCCAGAGTATTTCATACGTTTCTTGCGTGTGGCACTGGCCGCAGAGATTGCTATTCCAATAACGGATCAGGCAACAAAAGCACAAGATCTTCGCTTACAAGCATATGGTTCTCCAGGCGAAGCTGGTCGTGGCGGGTTGCTGCGTGAGGCAATGAACATCGATGGGCGTGGTCAAGGTACGCAAATTGTGGAGGACTATTCTCTTATTCAGGCGAGGTACTGATGAGAATTACGCAATATCAGTCTAACTTTTCTACCGGAGAAATAGACCCCCTTCTACGGGCTAGAACAGATCTTCAACAATATCAGAATGCTTTGGAAGAAGCGACAAATGTTATCGTGCAACCTCAAGGCGGGATTTCTCGCAGAGATGGTTTAAAGTTTGTTCACAGCTTTTCAACATCGTTTACTGATTTCAAGCTGATTCCCTTTGAGTTTAGCGTAAGTGACAGCTATCTATTGGTGTTTGTTGTTGGCCGCATTTATGTTTTCAAAAGCGGAACATTGCAGACAAACATAAACGGATCTGGCAATGATTACATCACGGCAACCGATATTACAGCGGCAATGCTTGATGAGCTTGAATATACGCAAGCTGTAGATACCCTAATTCTTTGCCATGAAGATCTTCAGACAAAACGCCTTGTGCGTAATTCTGACACGTCTTGGACGCTTGAGAACCTGCCTCTGACCAATCCGCCACAATATGCTTACGCGCTTGATGAGCATTCTCCTAATTTTACGATTACGCCCAGCGCAACAACTGGGAATATTACAATTACTGCATCTTCTGTGACCACTGATAACGGAACAGCACAGGCTGGTACGGCAGATACAATTACTTTGAAAACAGGTACATCACCTTACTCATCCGATGATGATGCAAATGGTCTGTGGATAACACTTACAGCCGGAACGGGTTCGGGGCAAGAAAGATATATTTCAGATTGGGTTGCATCAACAAAGGTCGCAACTGTCTATCCCGCCTGGACAACACAACCAGATAATACAACCCAGTATAAGGTTGCAGCATTTGCGGCATCTGCAATTAACAACTTTGCTCAAGTAGAAAATACTTTTGGCCGTGTAAAGTACATTGAATATGTCAGCGATACCATAATGAATGCTGTTGTTGAGGTTCCGTTCTTTGACACAAGCGGCGTTGTTGCTGGTAATTGGATTGGCGAATTTGGTTATGAAGATGTTTGGTCAAGCACTAGAGGATGGCCAAGATCGGCAACTTTCCATGAAGGCAGATTGTATTTTGGTGGCTCTAAGTCCAGACCAAATACCGTTTGGGGTTCGCGTGTAATTGATTACTTTAACTTTGACTCTCATACTGGATTGGATGATGAGGCTGTTGAAACGACCATTAACACAAACCAACTAAATTCGATTGTGAATATCGTATCTGGTGCGGATTTGCGTATTTTCTCAACGGGCGGTGAGTTTATTGTTGTTCAATCAGAAGATACTCCAATTACACCAAGCAATTTTTTGGTGCGGCCACAAACCCGGCTTGGTGCAAAAGCCGGTGTGCCGATTGAAGATCTAAACGGCGCAACCATTTTTGTTCAACGCCAGGGTAAGTCAATCAATGCCTTTCAGTTTGGAAGTGAAACTAATTCTTACCAAGTGCAAAACATTTCTTTGCTATCGTCCCATTTGCTAAATACCCCCGTAGACCTTGCGGCCAGACGTGCGTCATCTACAGATGAATCTGACAGATTATTTGTTGTGAATAGCGGTGATGGCTCAATGGCGGTGTACTCCATTTTGGTGGGTCAGAATGTTATAGCACCCAGCAAATTCACCACAGACGGAACATTTGAGGCTATAGCGGTAGAATTGCAAGATGTTTATGTCATTGTAAAAAGAACCATCAATTCAGTAGATAATTACTTTCTTGAGGTATTTGATAGCAGTTTAACGCTAGACAGTGCAAAGACAGGCACATCTGCAAGCTCTGTAGACATGAGCCATCTTCTAAACAAGACTGTTAAACTTATAAGTGATGGGGATATTGAGGCGGATCAAACGGCTGCGGCAAGTCCTTTAAACTTTACGTTTGCACCAACCACCAGTTTTCAGGCTGGATTAGATTACACAGTCCAGGCAAAGACAATGCCAACGGAACCAACGCTTGCATCTGGTTCATTGCATGGAGTAAGAAAGCGGGTGGTGCAAGTTGACAGCTTGTTAGATAGCTCTCAAAATCTAAAGATAAATTCTAAGGTTGTTTCTTTTGATCGGACAAGTAGCGCCGCCGCTCAAGTAACTATTAACAATGCAACCTATGACTCTAAATTCTTTCAAGTTCCAGACCCGTATGATAACAACGACAGTGATGCAGTAAGTTTCAGATTTAAGTCTGATGGTTCTTTGCTGTTCGTTTTGGATGATCAAATCGGTGGCGTTGGTAGCGGCTGGACAATCACACAATTCACCTTAGCAACGCCGTGGGATATTTCTACAGCAACTAATCAAACAATTGTTGAATCTGAATCTCTTCTCGTACCAAATGTAAAGGGTTTTGACTTTAGCGCTGATGGCACCAAGGTGTTTTATTTAGAAGAAGATAGCCAAGAAATTGTGCAATACAATTTAACTAAAGCGTGGGATTTAACCACTGGTTTAAAGGTTAATGCAAATACGTTTGATTTTTCCAGCATTGGATCGAATAACGAGCAAAGTTTTGTATTCTCCCAGAATGGTCTAAGGGCTTATATTGTTTCAGGAAGTGATGATCGAATATATCAACTTAATTTAACAGAAGCTTTTGATGGCTCAACATTTAGCGATGCGTCAAAAACACTAGACGTAAGTGCAAAACTTTCCTTTCCACACGGTGTTGCAATAAGTGCTGATGGAAAAAAGATATTTGTAACAGGTCGCTTGGATACAACTATTGAAGAATATACGCTTTCCACTGCATATGAGCTTGATAGCGCTTCTCATACTGCAAGCTATACAGTACCTCATGCAACCACTGAAAGCGTACACGAAATTGTTCTAAAACCAGACAATACAAGGTTCTATGTCTTAGATTCAAAAACGGTAGGTTTTACCACTACAAATTATATTTACCAGCATACGCCAGTAACAAAGCTGTTTCCAGTATCGGAATACACTGGATTAAAAACCGCGCATGGTTTGCTGGGATATGCTAACACTGGACAAATAACATTAACACAAACAGAGCCTTTAGCCATGACGGTCTTGGGTCTGGAATATAAACTGAGTACGGGGTCTTGATATGGCGGGAGTAGCAGCAGCACCTTTAATGTTGGCTTCATCGGCGGTTAGTGCATACGGTCAGATGAGAGCCGGTCAAGCCCAGCGTGAAATGTATGATGAGCAAGCCGCTCAAGCTAGAATGCGTGGGCGATCAGAGGCTATTGCGTACAAGCAACAAGGCGCTGATGTTCTTCGTAATCTAAATGAAAACTTAGCTGCAATTATTGCACGATCAGCGGCGGGAGGTGTTGATCCAACAAGCGGATCTGCGGCAGTCATGCAACAATATGCAATGGCCGAAGGTATTCGAGAGAAGAATATTGCAGCGGATAATGCACTCTTGGCAGAGGGTCAGGCGGCAACCCAAGCACATCAATACCGCATGGCTGGTCGAGCCGCTCAACAAGCGTCTTATTTCCAAGCAGCGGGTACGCTTGGGATGGGTATTTATAGATATGGACAGTTAGCATAATGGCCAGATTACCGAGATATCAAAGAGCGGGTGTTCGCACTCGGCAACCTCAAGCTATAGAGTTTGCGGGCCTAAGAGAACAGGCCCAGCTTGGCCAACAGATATCTCGCAGTTTTGACCAAATGTCACAGTTTCTATACCAGACAGGCGCAGAAGAGGCTGAGAGGCGCGGTATTGAGCGTATACGCACGGAAGGGGCGCAGCCGGTACTTGAGGCGCTTCGTGAACAAGGTGGCCCTAGAACCATTGCAGAGAAGGCTGCGTATGAAGCCGGTAATCGTGTGGCCGTTGCTGAGATCCAAGCTGAAGCAGATCTTGAAATTACAAGAATTTTGAATGAAGGCCAAAAGAACAAAACATCATTCTCTGCCATTCAAGCGCAGCTAAAAGATGTTACTGATGGTTTCCCGGCGGCATTGTCTAACATCGATCCGGTATCTGCCGGGGTTCTTCGTACCAGACTTACAGAAGCCTCTGGCAAAGCGGAGATGCGCTATTCTAAGTGGTGGACCGGAGAACAGACAAAGCTTCGTAAGGAAAAGCAAAACCGTGTTTCTGCAAATGAAGCAGAGATTATTATCGGAAATGCTACGACTCCGGGTTACACTGTCAAACAGATTGAGCTTGATATTAAAAACGGATCTGAAACACTTGCGGATTTAGGTGTAAAACCTGAGTTGATTGTAGAATGGGCCGATGGTGTAAGAGAAAAAGCCATCAAAGAAAAAACAACATTTGAATTTTATCAAAAACCTATTGAAGAACAACGCGAAGAAATAGAAAGCATTTTATCTGGCGATAAGACTTTGCCGGGTATGGACTTTGAAGATAGTGTTCGGTTTGTAAATGGATTGTTGCGGCCAGAATATAATCGGAATGTTGCGGTTGTTAAGGCTCAGTCTGATTATGTAGTAAACAAAATAGAAGATCAGCAAGAAATCCTTGAAGATGGTGGTCGTCTTTCTCAGGAAATACTGGCGGATTTAAACAATGCGGTAGATGAAATTCTTACGGCTGATCCTCAACGCGGCCCTGCATTACAAAGTGCTATGAAGTCTTTGCAAGAAACTGACGAGTTTTTTAGTGGCTTGCGTAGTCTGTCATTAACTGATGCTGAGGCTGCGGTGTTTCAATTGCAGTCTGGCATGGAAGGTCGTGGCGGCGAGGGGATTGATACGGTACTTGAACAAAAGCGATATGAGCAAGCAAGTAAGTTCTTAGACAATATGAGAACCCAAATCAGCAAAGATCCTATGGGTTATGCTGAACGTGTTGGCTTTATTCAAAATGTTGAACAAGTAATAACTTTTGATGAAAATCGGCGTCCGGTTATAAATGAAAGTGCTATGCGGCAAAGGCAAATTCAAGCGCAAAGTGTGGCCAATCATTATGGTCTTGCCGTTCCAAGGGTTTTGTTTGGTGATGAGGCGCGACAGATTGGTTTATACTTAGATCAGATGGAAGGCGTAGCTAAGTTAGATATGCTCGGCGCTTTAGCTTCATTCGATCAGGCGGCTGGTCAGGTATTGACGGACATAGCAGAATACAATCCAGAGATGGCGCTTGTTGGTGCGTTGGTAAATGAAGGCAGAATTGAAACTGCAAACATTGCGATTGCTGGTTTTGAGCGGTTGAAGCTTGGAGAAAAACCGGCTGAGTTTACGACAACAAATATAGATGAGGTGCATAGTCAATTTGGAAGAGCAATCACAACGCCCAAACATCATGCGGCGGTCAAAGAAGTTGCTAAGGCAATTTACACGGAAATGGCTGTAAGTAAGGGTGTTTTTACATTTGATGCTAATCTTTATGAGCAAGCTTATCAAATGGCGGCAGGGCAAACTGTTCGTGATGGCAAGGTATATGGCGGTATTCAAGAGGTTCGCGGTATGCAAACCTTCGTAATGCCGGGGATGACAGGCGATCAGCTAGAACAATACTTAAATGAAATAAGTGTTGATGTTATTCAATCTGCAACGGGTCAGCAAATTAGTGGCAATTTAGCTGAACAAATTAAAGAAAACGAATCATATAGATTCCGTAATGTTGGCGGCAATAAATATTCAATAGAATATGGCGATAAGGGTGAGGCATTTGTTTCGGATGCAGATGGTCGGCCAGTTATTATTGATATTACACAATTACAAAAATCCTTTGCTTTAATACTGCCAGAAGTAAGCGCACCAGCAATGGGCACTGCGCAACCAATGCCCACTTCTGAAGAGATAACAACGGGCATAACGGGCTTAGAACAGATCACTGAAATATCTCCGGCAGCAGTTCAAGCACAACCTGCTTTAAGATTAGAGGATCTTCCAGAAGAGCTTGAATTTGTGCCTGGGTCTAAAGAAACCCGCGAATTGAAAAAGGCAATAGAAAGCATTTCTGAAAGCCCTAGAAAAGAAATAATGATTAAAAACATTGAAAGAATGCTGGATTCAATTGAAGGAGTTAGAAACAGAAAAAGCACTAAAGCATATAAACAAATGATACGCAGAAAAATGGCTAAAAACCCAACATTCTTTATGTCTTATGATGATTGGCTGAAAACACAATGATACAGTTTGATCGATCAGATGCGTATGATTTTCCCGGCATGGTTGGTATTTCTGAGCCGGTATCTGACTTTGCAGAAAACTTTTTTGCTGCACAAGATAATATGCGTCTTAACGATCAGTCTCAAAGTAAAGAGCTTATTCTTAAAGATTTGTGGACGCCTATTGTTGAAGAGATGCGTGAGACATTCCCCAACCAAGGATTTGGTGGTCGTGATTTTGAGAATCCGGCAGACTTCTTAGGGATCGGACTAGGTGTTTATAGTTCAGCCGGTGGCCCACAGGACAGATATAACTTTGCTGTAAATACTCTCCTGAATTTTATGAACGAAAATCAGGAAAGCTTACCAGATCATTTAAAAGGGATTACGGTTCAAAGCTTAGAGGATATTGCAAAGGAACGTGCGCAAGCTGCAAGAAAATATGCTGAAGAAGTTGGTGCAAGAAACTTTACGTTTAGCGGAACGGTTGGTCAATTTGTTGGTGGTGTTTCTGGTGTAATTGATGATCCTATCAATGCGTTTGGTATTATGGGGGCTGCATCCAAAAATCTATGGCGGTTAGCATTTACTGAGGCTGCGATTGGTGCGGGTACTGGCGCAATAGCAGAGGCCGGTGTTGCGGATTGGTATGAAGAATTAGGGTATGATTACACATATCAAGACTTTCTTCGCAATGTTGCATACAATGCGGTGGGCAGCGCAACGTTTGGCGTGGGTATTCGGGTATCAGCGGATGCCGCAAAAAAGGGTTGGAATGCAATCAGCAAGTCTGGCAAGGCAAATAAAAACAGTCAAGCCTTAGCAGATGCGGCAGAAGCAAGAGAAGAGCTAGAGGCTGATAACCCATTTACAGATGCGGATCTACCTCCGGCACAGGCAGAGCATACTTCCAGAACAGTAAGCGCAGAAGCGGCGATTGAGAACAATACCCTGCCTACAATGCCAAATGAGGCCACTATTCAGCCATCACCTGAGATGATTGAAGCGGCCACTGATAATCTTAATGGCGTTATGTTCTCTGTAAATCCAAGAGATGTAAATGTTGATGCTAAACGCTTTCAGTTTAAAGAGGGCGGCGATGAGTATGGCGTCACTGAGGGGTTGCAAGGTGTAACTGAGTGGGATCCTATTAAAGCTGGGACTGTTATCTTCTGGGAAGATGTTGACGGTAAGATATTTGTGGCCGATGGACACCAGCGTGTCGGTCTGGCTCGGCGTATCCAGTCACAAAAGCCCGATGAGAAAATAGAGATCATTGGCTATAAATTGCGTGAAACAGACGGTGTAAGCGCAGAGAAAGCCCGTGTGATAGCGGCAATGACAAATATTGCACAAGGCACTGGCACAGCAATTGATGCCGCTAAGGTGCTTCGTATAGAGCCTGAACGCATTGCAGAATTGCCGCCTCGATCTGTTTTGGTTAGGCAAGCGCGGGATTTGGTAAACCTTAGCAACCAAGCATTTGGTGCAATTGTAAATGAGGTTATTCCATCAAACTATGGTGCGGTAGTTGGTAGATTGATTGACGATCCTGATTTGCAAGATGCCGCCATTGCGGTTTTGGCGAAGTCAGATCCAGCAAACCTTTTCCAAGCAGAGGCAATAGTACGCCAGGTGCGGGAAATGGACACTGTGCAAGAAACGCAAGTATCTTTGTTTGGCGAAGAAATTATCACGGACAGTTTGTTTACAGAACGCGCACGGGTTCTTGATAGAACAACTAAGCTTTTGCGTGGTGATAAGGCGGCGTTTGAAAGCCTAAGTAAAAACGCTGAACGTATTGAAGCAGAAGGCAATAAGCTTGCCAAAGAACAAAACCAAAGGAGAGCCGACCAAGATGCCCAAGCGATCACGCTCATACAAGCGCTTGCAAACCGGAAAGGCGTCCTCAGCGATGACCTCTCAGCGGCAGCAAGAACAGCTAGAGAAACAGGAAACTATGCAGAAGCAGCCCGAAACTTCGCCGATGCTGTCAGACGAGGAATTGAACGAGGCGATTTTGATGGGGCGTCAACTGGCGATGTTGGACGCGCTGTCGATGTTGCGCCGCAAAGCCGCGCAGACGCGATTGAAGAAGAGCCAACTCTAGAGGGATTTGATGAACCAACTGGCCCAGCGGCAGAGGCCCAGACCGATCAGATGGCAATGGATATGTTCCGGACGCTCGATGAGCCAGAGCAACTGCGCATTGAATCTCCGATTGAGGAGGATCGTGTTGATCTGGAGCAGATCCGGATGCCAATCGATGATGATCTGCCTCTTGACCAGGTACGCGCCCAGGTAAAAGCATTGACCGATGAGAACGTGCCACTTGTTAAAGATCTGATTGCGCGGATCGATGCAAAGTTTGGCACCAAGTCCGGGGACAATATTAAGGATCTAGCCAAGGTTACGCAGAAAGCAAACCGTCCCTCGATCCTGGCAAAGAAACCCTGGCACAAGACATCACACATTCGTGATAGTTATCGCTTCAAGACAGTAATCGATGATATCCGGGACGTTCCGGCAATCTTCGATGAGCTACTGGCAAGCGGGATTAGCCTGGTTAAAGTTGATACAGGTAAACTATTCGAGCCGAAAGAATGGGGATGGCGGATCATTGCGTTCGATCTGCGTATGCCAAACGGTCAGTTGGTAGAATGGTATTTACCGATCAAAGAGCTAGAAGCGCAGAAGAAAGCCGAGGGGCATTTGCTATTCGAGGAATGGCGAAACAAAACCCCAGAGGAGATTCTGGAGCAAAATGATTCATACATGGAAACCATCCGCAAAAGCTGGAATGGTTATGACCAGGCGTTTCAATCGTCGTTAGATCGTATGGGCATTTCGAGAGAAGATGCAGCCGCTTCCTGGTCTAAGGCAGAAAGCTCCATGCTGGAAGCTGCACGGAAATCACCAAGCTCATCTGGCATGATAACATCTGCAACCGTTCGCGGCGCAGAGATCCAGGAACCGTCTATTGTACGGATGGCCGAAGAACCATCGGTCCAGAAAAGCATGGCACGGGATGTGCCTTCCTCGATAAGTGCAAAGTCTGTTTCAGACATTGGTGAACCTCCTACTGAAGATATAAGCGATATTACAATAGATATCAAGCCCGATGACTTTGATTTAGAAATTCCACTTGCATCAACGCTTGATGAAGATGGAAATGCAATTGCAGTAACAAAAACATTGCGTGATATTAAGGCTGATATCGATGCAGAGGATGCACTGATTAACCGTTTGGGGGTATGTGGTCTATGAGTACATTTAGGCAGTGTGTTGAAGATGGTGTAAGGGCTGGTGAAATTACTCAAGCACAAGCGGATGAATATGGTAATTTGTTCGATGAATTGGTTGAGCAATACAACCAACAACTAGGACCAGGCCCAGCGCAAACAAAAGCCGGGATCGATGCAGCGGCGGCTGTTCGTAAAAAGTCTATAGAGCGCAAGCGTCAAGCAATGCTGCAAGCTATAACCTGGAAAAAGATTAGCGTGGATATGGCAAGCTATCGTAATGTTGCTGGCCAACAGAATATGAACAAAGCGGCCTTGGCTCTTTTTGAACAAGACATTAATTCAAAGTATGCAAGCATTTCGCAGCTACAGGCAACCATTGAGCGCAGCGCTACCCGGAAGATGGATAAGTTCTTAGCAACATTCCGCCGTGATCTGCTTGGCCGTACCCGTAATAAAGCACAACTCAAAAACATGGTTAGGGAAGCATTCGGGGAAAACACAGGCGATGCGTCAGCCAGAGAATTAGCATTTGCTTGGAAGGAAGGTTCCGAATATTTACGCAAGCGTTTCAATGCGGCTGGGGGTGCCATTCCTTACCGTTTAGATTGGGGGTTGCCACAGCAACACAACACATTGAAGGTACGTGAAGCGAGTTACGAGGAGTGGCGGGAATATATCACAGCGCGTCTTGACCTGGATAAAATGAAGGACATGGAAACCGGGCTACATTTCTCGGCAGAAAAACTTGAGTTTGTTATGCGGGATGTTCACGAGACAATCCGCACCGATGGCATGAGCAAGATTAAACCAGGCGGTCGGCCAACGGGCGGTAAGTCTTTGGCAAATAGAAATGCAGACCACCGCTTCTTGGTATTTAAAAACGCTGATGCCTGGATGGAGTATCAGGAAAAGTTTGGGAATGATAATCCCTTTGATGTGATGATGGGCCATATCAGCAATATGTCCAGGGACATTGCATTCATGGAGCGTCTGGGGCCAAACCCGATGGCGACTAAGAACTTCATTAAGCAAACCCTGGCTAAATCTGCGGCAGGGGATCAGAAGGCGGAGGATGCAGCTAGATCCACAAACAAAAAGGTGGACGAGCTTTATAACATTCTCCAGGGAACACATAATACACCGGTCAATCGCTTCTGGGCCACAACATTCGCGGGAACCAGGCAGCTATTGCAGTCGGCACAGTTAGGAGCGGCGGCGATCTCAGCGATCACCGATGTAAACTTTAACCGCATTGCTAGGCGTATGAATGGCTTGCCGCAAACAAAAACGCTTATGCAGTATGTAAAGTTATTGCAGCCTTTAGGTGCTGAGGAAAAGGGCAAGCTTGCAATTCGCCTAGGGCTAACGGCGGAGGGTTGGTCTACCCTGGCGGCAGCACAGATGCGCTATGTCGGGGATATCTCTGGCCCGGAGATAACGCGCCGGGTCGCAGATTTTGTAATGAGGGCATCGCTTCTATCGCCAATGACACAAGCTGGGCGCTGGGCTTTCGGCATGGAATTTCTGGGGACGCTGGCCGATAACGTAGGCAAGTCTTTTGATGAATTAGATCCGGTATTCCGTAAGGCTATGGAGCGTTATAATATTAACGGTGATCGTTGGGATATTATTCGGCAAACGGAGCTATACGATTACAAGGGCGCAAAGTTTTTACGGGCTGAGGATATAGAGTTTCGTGATGACATCGATCCTAGATTGGCCAGAGAATTAGCAACCGATATTATGCGGATGGTTGAGACTGAAACAAATTTTGCAGTCCCATCAACATCAATACGTGGCCGGGCTGCACTTACTGGTGATATTCCTTCAGGTACATTTGCCGGTGAGATGGTGCGATCATTTGCCATGTATAAAAACTTTGGTGTTACTTTGGTGAATACTCACATCATGCGCGGTGCTGGTACGCCAGGCGTCAAGGGTAAGGGTCGATACTTTGCTGATCTACTTATTAGCACGACACTCATGGGTGCATTAGCTCTTCAGCTAAAAGAAATGTCTAAGGGTCGTGATCCCAGATCCGTTGAAGATCCTGAGTTTTGGGGCGCTGCGTTCTTGCAAGGTGGCGGGTTAGGAATATATGGAGATTTTCTCTTTGCAGACTTAAACAGATTTGATCGTGGCTTGGCTGAAACTATTGCTGGTCCGGTTGTGGGTTTTGGAAACGATATCAAAAATCTTACGGCTGGGAATATTATTGAGGCGGTCAAGGGTGAAGATACAAAGGCGGCAAGTGAAATGATTAACTTTGCTCAAAGATACACGCCGGGTGCATCGCTTTGGTACATGCGTCTTGGCTTAGAGCGGATGGTCTTTGACCAAGCGAAACTGTGGGCTGATCCTGATGCTGGCAAAAAGATCCGGCGTAATATTCGCAAGTATCAAAGAGAATATGGTCAGGATTACTGGTGGACACCTGGACAAATGCAACCGTCAAGAGGGCCAGATTTTGACAATGTGTTTGGAAATTAGATAAATATCTGGTATAGGGCTTATAAAGGAGTGGCAAAATGGTGAAATCAAACCTCAGAGGCAGCAACCCGGCAGACGGTGCGGCTGCGGTAACGCCCAATGATGGCGCGGATTTAGCGTTTGTTGCAAGGGCTTTGTATGTTGGCGGTGCTGGCAATATTAAGATCGATACACCTAATGGCGATACTGTAACATTGTATGGCGCAACGGCTGGATCTGTTTTGCCAATTAGAGCAAATAGGGTTTACAGCACTGGAACAACTGCAACTAACATTGTGGCTTTATACTAATGCAAATTTCAATCAGCACATCAATTTCTCAGCTTAAATTTGGCGCTGCTGCTGGAGCTTGGCTGCTTGATGGTGGTGTTTGGAATGATGCAGGTGTTTGGGATGACAGTGCAACTTGGGATGATGGTGCGGTAAGTTGGACTAATCCAGATATAAATAATGCAAGCTATGACAGTGTTTTCTTTAGTGTTACCACACAAGAAAGCATTCCCGCTGGACTAATCTTCAAGCCTGATGGCACAAAGATGTATATTATTGGAACAAACGCAGATGCAGTTCTCCAATATGGATTAAGTACAGCATGGGATTTGTCTACAGCCTCTTATGATAGTGCCAGCGCAGATGTTTCTGGAGAAGAGGATGCGCCAAGAAGCGTTTTCTTCAAAGATGATGGTACATCATTTTATATTGTTGGAACGACTAGTGATGCTGTGTACCAATACAACATGACAACCGCATGGGATTTAAGTACCGCATCGTATGCAAGTAAGAGCGCAGATGTTTCTGGACAAGAAACTTCTCCAAGATGTGTGAGATTTAAAACAGATGGTACTTCTTTTTATGTGGCAGGTACTGCTAACGATTCAATTAGCCAATACGATATGACAACAGCTTGGGATGTTTCAACAGCTTCGTATGCTTCCAAGCAATTAGATGTTTCTGCTCAAGAAGGATCACCGTTTACTTTTGATTTTAGTCCCAATGGAGATAAAGTTTGGTTAGTTGGCACCAGTGATACGGTGCGTGAATATACCTTGAGTACTGCTTGGGATATTAGCACAGGGTCGCATGAATCTTCAGTTTCATTTACTACATCTAATGAAGATGCAACTGCTGTATCTATGACATTTAAGTCTGATGGTTCTAAGATGTATTTGCTGGGCGCTGCCACTGACACGGTTTATCAATACTCAACATAGGAGCTAAGAGATGGGTACATTTAATGATGGCGATAGCGGCTCTTCGATCCGAACAAAGCTAAACACCGCTATTCAAAAGACAGAAGGCACAAGCGCAATCAGCACAATTGATGTTGATGGTGGTGCTATTGATGGCGTTACGCTTGGAACAAACAGTGCGGTAACAGAAGCGCAAGTTGATAACATTAACATTAACGGAAATACTATCTCAAGCACAGATACCAATGGCGATGTTACGATTGATCCAAATGGTAGTGGTGATGTTAATATCGGCAACTTTAAGTTTGATGCAGACCAGACTGTAGGCGCTGGGCAAGACAACTATGTTTTAACTTACGACAATGCTGGTGGTAAGATTAGCTTAGAGGCTGCTTCTGGTGGTGCTTCTTTATCTCTATACGCTGAAAATGCTAGTGGTGAAACAACCCCAACTGCTACAGGCACAAATGCTGTTGCGGTCGGCAATGCGGCGGTTTCGGCTGGTACGGATTCCGTTGCATTAGGAAACTCAAGGGCTGGTGGAACAGATTCTTTTGCTGCGGTAATTAATAATAATACCAGTTCATTTGGCGCAACACAAAGTTCTTCAATAGCAATTGGTAATAACGCTAAAGGCACAGGTGTATTTGGAACGTCAATTGGATACAATACTGTTGCCAGTGCGGGAAATGCTGTTTCTGTGGGCCGAAGTGCTTCAGCAACAGGCAATCAATCCGCAGCATTTGGTTATCAGCCTCAAGCATCAGGAGAAAGATCAACTGCTTTCGGAGATAGTGCAAAAGCACAACTTCTTGGAAAGCTTGCTTTTGCTGGAAAGCAACTTGGTTCATCATCAGTATATGCCCAACAGGGTCTTTATATATTAATGGCACAAACATCAGATGCAACTGCAACTGCTTTAACCACTGATAATTCGACTGCTGGAACAACTAACCAGATTGTTTTACCTAATAATAGCGCTCACTCTTTTCATGGTACTATTGTGGCTAGAGAACAAGCATCTTCTGGTACTGATTGTGCTGGTTGGGAAATAAAAGGTCTGATTAGGCGAGAGGGTTCTGCTTCTACTGCAACATTAATTGCATCAACCGTAAGTGCAATTGATAATACACCTTCATGGGGCATGGCTTTATCTGCTGATATAACAAATGGTTCCCTTAAAATCGAAGCTACTGGTGCAGCATCTACAAATATAAGGTGGATTGCTACAATTCACACCTCTGAAGTGAGTTACTAAAGGAGAAATCAAATGGCTATTCAAAACAATATTGCCGCCGAAAATAGTGAATATGGTATCGCATTTAGTAATGCGTATTATAGGATTGTAAATCTTGCCATAACGCGAAATGTAGGTGATGATTTTAAGTTTCAAATAATGATTGATTTATTTGGATATGCAACAACATCTCCTAGCGATGAGTCCAGAGAGGTCAGTGCTAAAAGATATTATGCAAATTTATCTGACATTGAAACGAAGTCCGGCGATGATTTTCTTAGCAAGTGTTATGCTTGGTTAAAAGATCAATCAGAGTTTTCAGGTGCTTCTGACTCATAGGTGATGTATGTCTAAACAAACAGCAGCAAGCGCCCATGATAGAATAGATGGGATCGAGCCAAGAATAGCAAAGCTAGAGGCTGAGTTGTCTACGCTTCAACGCAGTGTTCAACGTGTAGAGAATATCTTAATTGGTACCGCTGCATCGGTAATTGGTTTACTGATTACGGTACTAATGAGAATGGGATGACATGCGTTCTGGTCGCAGTATTGTGGGGCCAGAGTTTTTCTTTTGGATTATATAAAGTTTGTGCATATGATTGTGGTCAAGAAAGACCCAACCATGTTTGGTATGACAGAGCATATATAGCGCGTCCTAATTACAACTGCCCAGCGAGGTTCTATGCAACATGATAGACCCAGTGACCGCGATAGCAGGGGCAACAGCAGCATTTAATTTTTTAAAGAAGGGCGTTCAAGTTGGGCGCGATCTTCAAGACATGGGGCAGCAGCTACAGCAATGGGCTGGTTGCATGGCAGAGCTAGATCAAGCTGAGAAAATGTCAGAAAGGCCACCTTGGTATAAGGCTCTTGGCTCTGGCACTCAGGCTCAGGCTATGGAAGTTTTCTTGGCAAGAAAGAAAGCGCAGCAAATGCGTGATGAATTGCGAGAGATCATTAGCCACCCTGCTATTCTTGGCCCTTCGCATTGGCAAGAGTTTCTTAGAATAGAAGCTGAGATTAGAAAGCAAAAGCGAGAGCATGAGTTTCGTCGCATGGAAATCAAGCAAGCTATTATTGAATGGGCTGCTGGGATTCTTTTGTTTATTGTTTTGATGGGCGGTCTTGTTGGATTCGTATGGTTGGCTAATGCTTGATCCCGTTGGTAAATTTTTTATACTCAGAACTGACAGGAGAGGCAGATGAGTGATGATCTGGTGAAGCGGCTGCGTGATTGCGCCATCGCAGGAGATATCGGATGCAAGGAATAAATCTTATGCAAGGCGACTGCCTTGAGAGAATAAAAGAGATAAAGGATGGATCAGTGGACATGGTTTTGACCAGCCCGCCGTATAACATTGGCAAGGCTTACGAGACTGTGGTTCCGCTTCGTGAATATGTTGACTGGCAGAGCCGCATCATAAGAGCTGTTTCGTCTAAACTTAAAAACGGCGGTAGTATTTGCTGGCAAATTGGCAACGCTGTGATTGATGGAGCTGTTTACCCAATTGATTGTTTACTGTTTAGCGCATTCATTGACGCTGGGTTGACGCCACGAAACCGCATTGTGTGGACGTTCGGACATGGCCTTCACTGCAAACGTCGTTTTTCTGGAAGACATGAAACCATCCTGTGGTTTACGAAAGGGAATGACTACACGTTCAACCTAGATGCTGTCAGGGTTCCATCAAAGTATCCGCAGAAGAAATACTACAAAGGCCCCAAAAAAGGGATGGTGTCCAGCAATCCTCTTGGAAAAAATCCAGAGGATGTTTGGGCAATATCAAACGTAAAGCACAATCACCCTGAAAAAACGGAGCATCCATGCCAATATCCAGAGCATCTATGTGATAGGCTTGTTCTGGCGTTGACAAACAAGAATGATACAGTCCTTGACCCATTTATGGGTAGTGGCACGACAGGCGTTTCCTCAAAGAACCTGAGCCGTTCTTTCATAGGCATTGAATTGGATGAAAGGTATTTAAGAATTGCTCAAGACCGCATCATGCGCTTTCCCGATGATCCGACTAACGACGATGCTTGATCCAGTAGGCAGTTTACCTTTCGCCATAGACGCCCAGAGAAGCCGCGAGAGCATCGAAAACCATCAGGCGCAGCAACAGGTGCAGGTAGAACACAACCGCGCTCACAAGCTCTCTAAGGCGCTTGAGCGACAACAACTTGATTTAATGCTGAGTTATGATAAGTTTGGCGCGTCCAATAGTGGGCTTCAACCTCAAGGCCAGATCGTAGATATGGAGGTCTGAATGGTACAAATCACAGCAAAATATATTGACAGTCTCAAGATACTTCCGCGTTTGATGATGCTGGCAGTGACTGTCTTAACTTATCAAGCGGTGCATTGGTTTATGTCATTGCCTGATCCATCGGTTGCACAATCAGGGCTGGTGTCTGTGTGCATGGGTGCGCTTACTGGTTGCTTTGGTATCTGGATGGGCAAGGAATCCAAGACGACTGTAACTTCTGACAAGGTTGTTCACGAGGAAAAGTATGACAACCGTTGAGGATTTTATGGTATACCTGATGGTCAGGGCGCTTGAGTTTCTGCTCAATACCAAGATGAGTTTATATGGGACGGTAATGATATGATCCAAGCATTGATAGGACCGATTGCTGAGTTGGCTGGTGGCTGGTTGAAAGGCAAGGCGGATGCAAATGCGGCGGCTGCTAATTTAAAGTTGGTTGAGGCAGAGGCAAAAGCCACCATAATGAAGAACGCTGCTACAAGCGAAAGTGATTGGGAACGCTTGATGGCGCAGGGTTCTCAGAATAGCTGGAAAGATGAGTGGCTTACTATCTTATTTTCTATTCCTCTTATTCTTTGTTTCTTGCCATTTGATTGGGCGGATCGTGCTGTGCAGAATGGTTTTGCAGCATTGGAATCCATGCCTGATTGGTATCAGTACACGCTAGGCATAATTGTTGCTGCAAGCTTTGGTGTTCGATCAGCAACTAAATTTTTCGGAGGGAAGAAATGAGCTATAAACTAGGAAAGCGCAGCTTAGAAAGGCTGGAAGGTGTTGACGAGCGGATGCAATCAGTCGTCCGGTACGCCATATCGGTGACAAAGCAAGATTTCTCTGTGATCTGTGGACTCAGAACCATCGAAGAACAGAGGGCGCTTGTTGCCAAGGGCGCAAGTCAAACCATGAAGTCAAAGCATCTTGATGGATTGGCTGTTGACCTTATGGCATATGTCGATGGTCAGGGTGGCCGCTGGGAATTAAATCTGTATGACGAGATTGCAGACGCAATGGCCGAGGGTGCAAGAGCAATTGATGTTGGTATTTGCTGGGGTGCTGCTTGGTCAACTGCATCTTTGCCATACCCTATGGATATGCGGCGATGGAATGGCACAATGGAAGATGCCATGAACGCATATATAGATAAAAAACGCGATATGAAAAAACGCGCATTTATTGATGCCCCTCATTTTGAATTGATAGTCTGATGAAGCGTAAGTTTGCACCCGTTCCCAAAGATAAAAAGTCTGGCATTCCTAAGAAGTATGTGAAGGGATCGAAAGATCCTGATGCAACCCGGCGTGAGATTCTACGCACCAGGGCGCTGTATCGCATGGGTAAGCTTACACCGGAAATGATGGATAAGATCAGCAAGCAACGGAGCAAGCGGTAATGGCAAAGTTTAGCGGCATACCTGGGGCAGATCGGTTTAGCTCTGCGACCTTGAATAAAGTTTATAAGCGCGGTCTTGGTGCTTATTACAGTAGCGGTTCCCGGCCAAAGGTATCGGCTCATCAATGGGCGATGGGGCGTGTAAAGTCTTTTGTGTCTGGTAAGGGTGGCGCAAGAAAAGCTGATAAAGATCTATTGAAAGGATAGCAGAATGCCATATGAAAAGTATTCTCCTAAGCAAAAGAGATTGGCGGCGATGGCCGGTGATCGCAAAAAGATAACAGCTGCGGATCTCAAGGCTGTTGCTAAGAAACGTATGCTGAAGAAAGGAAAAGCATAATGCCCTACGGTAAAGGTACATATGGTTCTAAAGTTGGCAGACCATCAAAGGCCGACAAGATGAACCCGACTTTGAAAAAGATGGCTATGAAAAAAATGAAGGCAAAAAAGAAAAAGACCGCTTGAAGTTACGGTCTTAATTTGCTTTATTCCTTTCGAGGGTGACATTCCATTAACAAGCTTTTTGTGTAAACTGCTCCACGGGGTTTGTGGTTTTGTTACTCGCAGTAACCGTCACCCTCACGACTTATCTTCTACGCGCAGACTGCGCAAAAACTTTTCCAATTCTTTTCGCGCTCGCCATAAATTCTGTTGCACGTTAGGATGTTTTGTACCGGTGCGAAGATA